AATGCGCCGACTAAGGGAGGCCGTTAGTTCTCTGCAAAATATTTTCTGTTGTTTACTATCAATAGTGGTACTGCTCTCGACATACCCAATAAAAAACCGCTGCATTTTATCCAGACTATAGCCAATTGAAAACCTAACAATCCCACTTAGCCGCTCATCTGATTCAACCACAAAAAAAGCACTACCAGGACTCGACAAATTTAAACGAACATCATCATCAATAATTCGTTTATCATCACCACCAACCTCAAGCGCTCTGTGCAACTTCACGACAACACGCCCTCTAGTTTCGTTAACACTTGTTCAAATCCCGTAAGGGCCACCTGTGGTTCTTTATTTTGATTCTCAATTTCCTTTATTGCTACCACATCACCATCAGCCGCTTGCTCTTCAATTTTACTTTGCGCTTGTCGCAACTCTACCTTTTCAGCAACACTTAAATATTCTGTTAATACAAAAGACACTCGCCACGCTTGGATTTTGTCTACTTTTCTAACATTAAAGCTATCCGTAAATTGAACCTGCCTAACCTGCAATGTCTTTGCGGTAATATCCACTATGTCATATACCAACATATTGTTATTATCATCAACCGATGTAGACACTGAAACCAATTCCGTTAACAAATCACTATCTTTGACTTTTATTTCTAACGAAACTGTCAACGACTTCGGTTTAATACCTTTATTGGTTCTTTCTGTTGCACTGGTTTGGCCGCTTATTTCTTCGTTTTCAAAACGAAAATATACAGACACTTCCATATCAGATCCTGGAACCTCATAATCATTCAATATCATAATCCAAGAACCTCCCTTAAAAACGTCAACTCACCCGCATCAGCAACAACCAACATAGCAGCACACAAGGAATATTCATGCCCAGGCGGTGAAGAGGAACGTAATTCACTTGCTATAGCCGACATTGAACGTGACGAAATGAAAATAGATTTACCTGCCCCCCCAACCAACGAGGAAACCGCATTGTCATAATTAGATTTTGTATCTGATAGATGTTGTTGTTTTTTTACTATCAGTGCCTCAAGCTCTGCAACAGGGCTATTACTTCCTTCATCGTAACCAACTGATATAGCAACTCGATCACTTAATAACGAAAGAAATTCACTGGGCGTATCATGCTGCAACACATTCCTTTCAGACCAACGATTGTTCTTTGATGGATTAGGAAGTTTTATTTTTTCAGTTTCCAGGCTAACCAACTGTTTAGCTCTACGCTGTACCATTTGAAATTCAGGGATAGGAAAAACCACATTAAACGCGTTTAATTGATTCTCGAACTCATGCATCGTTGATGCATACACCATAACAACAACCGCTTCTTTTTCATCATTTGGCAAATGACTATCGTTAATATCTTCTAACTTAACCGCTAACGATTCAACCGCATTAATCGGGGATATATACTGGTAAACATCATCCCCTTGACCCTCGCCGTCAACCCAAGGATGAATAGACACTACAAAAGATTCTGAATCCATCACGTCAACAAGCTGTGCCCACGTCGATCCTATACCCGCGCAATCAATAGAAATAGGGGTTACGACATAATCGTGCACGGGTAACGCCCCCAAACGTGTTGCAGCACTAGATAACTCGTTCGGTATATTTGACAACATGCTGTCGACATCGCTCTCGATGTCGGCGGTGATGGTAGGCAGCGTAAATGCAGTTTCTATCCAACTCATAACATTTACCATACAATCGCATCAAGCGCCGCAAACGTCTGCGCAGCATGGATTTGATTTTTTAATTGCTCTGTTTTTTCTAAGTACGTCTGCTTTGCAACGGCACCGTCAGCCAACACTTGCTGTAACTGCAACGCTGTATGCGGCCAAAATTGATCAATAGACTGATCATCCGTGCATCGGTATGGCCTATCGATATTTGCTAAAGCTGCCCCAATCAAATTAATTTGATCATCTCTATCACTTTGATAGTAATGAGCAACCCCTAATGCACTGGATGAAAAACCGCTGACAATAGCGTTTTCACAAGCTGCTTTTATTTCCAATAATTTCGAAGGGATCTTCGATAAGACTCCAACCAGCTCAACAGACACCCACCCTTGATTTTCCCAAACAGAATAAATCGTAGGTGGTGGCGTTAACGTGTAGCCGTTAGGTACAGGGCCACGACTAAGAACCTGTTTTGGCTCTCTTGTTAAAACATCATAAACCACTTTACCTACGTGAGTGACCATCACTGACCATTGATCATTTCCAAACACTGCCACCTCGTCAACTCCCACCGGAGGGGGGGCAATATAGGTTGCACTGGCTGTCAGAAGAAAACGAATCACCTGATCAATTTGTGTTTTCAAAACGTCAACTTGTGCATCAGACTCGCCGCTATATTCATTTGTATCAGGGTTAAAATTATAAACCTTCATTGCATCCACCTATTAGTATTTGATAATGTAATTTACCGCGACATTTCGTGGCCGCGTTTCACCACCACCTTCAGAACTCGTTGTAGATGACCCTCTTCCCACCAAATCTGTATATGCCCCCGCTTTACTCGATCCATCCGCCGACCCATTACTTCGATACAAATCCATCGAGTGGCTATGGCTTTTTAATTCATCCGCTTGATATGAACCCAATACACGACCAACATCAATTCCCCTTCCAGAATCAGCACCCCGCACAAATTCCGCACGAAAGTCAGGCCCTAGATAAGTGGTAACACCATCCCCAACACCAAATACTTCATCAACCACGGAAAACAAACCAACATAAACACCACGATTCAAAAGCAAACCATAACAAAACAAAAAACCATTGGGTGCAATCTGCCCACCAAAAGCCATAATGGTTCCTGTTGGTATATCGGTTGGTGGTAAGTTACCTGAATGATAAATTGTTCTCGCTTCAACACCGTCATGATATTCAAAACCACTGCCGATAATTTTTGTTGTCATTCCAAAATTACCGACAACCGTTTTATCAGTAGCATCTACCGTCAAAATATTACGAACAACACCACCGACGTCTTTAACCTTTATATGCCTACCATTATTTAGGGTAATATCTCCCAAAAGGGCCACACTTAGTGTATTCGCGATAGCCCCAACATCATCAGCCGTTGGCTTATTATCTGGATGATAATAACGATCACCCCCCGCCTTAGCCGTGACAAAATCAACATCATCCGTTCCCGCAATGACCTTCGCTGCACTTGCCTTATCCGGCATCGCATCCAAAACATATTGTAAAACCGAGGCACCAACGGGCTGATTATTACGGTTATCCGTCACCACACCAGCAACATCAATACTCGCAATTTTCACAAAGTAATGTTGACGGCCATTCGCATCAACATAATTATTTTGTACGGCACTGCTAAAAACAACATCTACGGTATCACTAACATTCGTTGCCGATGCCTGCAGCGAAACATCAAGCCATACATCCTTTGGTAACACACCAGGAACCACAACAAGCTCTGCAGCGTTCTCAACACGAACACCCTCTACATAGCCTACCCCTGCTTGCATTTTAAAGATTGCCGCATCATTAACGATTTGAAACCCTGCATCTAAAAAGGTTTGATCCCCATAGAAGTCCTTATCTGTTTCACGCGCCCTTTCATCTTGCGCATCAAATCTCGCGGTGAAATCAATTTGCCATGTTTCTGAAGAAATAGAAATATTCGTCAGTGCTTGAGCATCAGTGAACGCGATCAAAAAGTTTCTGGTAATCGCATTACCCAACGTAACACCAACCGTCTTTCGTTTTTGTTGCAACGGTGAATAATTCACCGCAACCAACGTGCCATCATCAGCCAACAATCCAACCCAGTTAAAATCAAAATCACCGACACCAGAGCCTAACAACAAGCTGTAAACCACTTGATCAGGATTCACATAACCGCTATCCGTCACCGCACCCGTAAAAACGATATCGCCGGGCACTGGCATAGCCTCATCAAGACTGACCGCTTGATCCGGGTTAAGCCCATTAATATTGGCAAGAACAAAACGATCTATCACCAACACCTGTCCGGCGGCTTGCTTTTGTGCAATTAAATTGCGACCTACATTCAATATTGCTGGCATATTTTACCCCTTTTAATATTTGGCCACGTCAGTGAAAGAAACATTACTAAACTCCGTAGACGAGACACCCCACTCAATGGCGGTTAATGTCTCAAACTCATAACGTCGACAGGTACGCCCGTATTGCTGCATTAACACTTGCAACAATTCATGATTCTGTGACAACTGCGTATCGCTGAGACGAAGAATAATCACATCCCAATCACGGTTGTCCTGTCGTTCAAACACCTCAACAAACCCAATGCCCAATCGAACAAAGATTCGTTTTATACCGACAACACTCCCCGCATCCACAGAATTAATAAATGCATATTTAACCCGAAGCCGATAAAGTGAAAGCGGCTCTTCACTAAAACGTGTTATATCACGCTGATATGCCAGCAGGTTTAACATAGCCTCTGTGCATGTTTCCGCATCCATTTGGGTTAACGGCCATTGCAACCAAGATGCCACCAAATCCCAGTAAGATGATGCCGCATTACTTAGCTTTTCAACTTCAACTTTGTTTAGCCAAAACGGTAAATTAATTTTCATTACACGGTCACCGTCAACACACCCAAAACAGGTTTATCAATTAGGCTAATAATATCCGAGGTCGCAAATTCAATGGATAACAAATCAGGGAAGTTCTTATGCAGCTCTCGCCCCAACTGGCTAAATGAAAAACGAGACAACGGCGCAACCAACGTCGCGGGGTAATCTGTATTTTCCCTAAACGCTGATCGTATGAAATTCTCAACGTTATTTTTTAGTAGCTGTGTTTTTTCTGCTGACAAATTACTAACACCCCAAATTGACGCTGTCACAGGGTGGGTAGTCTCAGGAATAGCAAACAGCTGTAAATCATCACCGTGGCCATGATTGCCGTTGTCGGTGATTTCTGACTGTATTTCAGCAATAAACGAAGGGGCTGGTGTACCAATATCTAACATCAAAAACGCATTAGCCGTTCCAGGCCCACGGGGTGCATCGTGCTGGAAAAATATATTTTTCGTTTTAACGCCATCAAAGCTCGATATAATCGCCTTATACACGGCATCCGTGTGCCATTGATTCACCGCACTAAATTGGTTCCTAACCCTATCCCGCAAATCATCATCAAGTTCTTCTTTTACCCCTGGAACCGTCAACCAATCGGCTAAATTGGATACACCCGTAACACCAGGGATCGGCTCAACAAGAATAGAGTAATACCCTGCAGACAGATTGTAACCATCGCCCGTGTCAACCGCTTCAACAGGTACGCCAACAGACAACGCACCATCCGTCATGGTTACCGCCTCAGTCGTGACAACCCGGTAAACCTTCCCATTGATCTCTACAGACTGCACCACCGCTCCTATCGGTATTTGAAGCTCACCGGATGCATCGAGGCGAGTGAACTCAATATTACCAACGGCTTTAACGGCGAGCTTCCTCGTTACGTTAACCGCCCAGGCCAACATATCAAGAAACACACCGGATGCGGTTTTTACATAAGAGTTCGGCAAAACCTGATTAATCAATAACGCCACAAGCCACTGGACGGGTATCGTAATTAACGCACTCACTAAGCGCCAAAACGGGGAATAATCGCTGTCATTATTAATACTCGAACCTTGCGCCGCGACTTCGTTTTCCCACTTCGCTTTTAGTCCAGCATCGGTTGTGGGAATACCTGCCTCTTCAACAATGGCGGTAAACTCTTTTTTGCTATCAATCATAGGTAAAATTCCAAGTCGCCATATTTTATAGTTTTAGCCGTCATAAAAAACGTCCCAATATCGGTACGGATAACACGAGCGGTTCCAGGCTTTATACGCAAATCATTTTCAATTTTAATTTCGATACGGTTCATATTTACCGCAACTTTTGTCGTGCTTCTTTCGCCAATTAACTCTACCAGCAACCCCGTTTCTCTAATCATGTGTTTAATGTCTTGTGCTATGGATGCTCTCCCACCCACCTCACCAGGAACACCGATACCATCCAGAATAAGATCATCATCAACAACTAAGAGATCCACATAATTTAATTCTGTCGATTTACGGACAGCAACACTTACAACAGCATCAGAAATACCATCATAAATAAATGAGATATCTACACTTGTTGAAAAATCGACATCTAATGCTTGCATCATCACACCTATACGAATATCAGGTTCAATTTTCTAAAGTAATGTTTATGGCCGTTTGTTTCTTCTGCCTCATCCCACGCAACCAACGTATAACCATCGGATACTGGCGAGCCACCTGAATACACAACGTTACCAACGCCATTAACAATATTAAGATTTTCACCCGACAACAAAACGTCGATAACGCTAGAGTTTTTTATGCTTAGATCAATATCTGAATTCGTCACATAGTAGTGGCTGTAGGTGCGTGTCACTGGACGCGCATAACCACCCACCAACTCAACAACGCCGGAAATCGTAGTCGTTTTATTTTGAACCGACTGGGAGGACTCAACAATATTCAATAAAGCACTATCACTGGATGTTGAACCATTGGTATCTGTCGCACTAAACGTTATGGTTCTAGAACCCGCAGGCATGATGCTTGGCAATACTGAAAGGACATCATCAATTTGTAAGTTATCGTTGTCATCAGTAACACTCGCCGTTGCTACCCAGTCGAGAAACAGTGAATCACCTTTGGACAATCCCGATGTTCCATAGTCAAAATACAACGTAATATCATTAGGTGCAGTAACAACAGGAGGCGCATCAACAGCACCAGAACCCGCCATGATGAAACCGATTGAAAGCAAGTCTCCCCACACAGACTCGGATTGATCATAACCACGCACATTACGAATCTCATAACTTCCCGCATCCAGGTCACCAGCACCAACAATCGCATAGCTCATGTCATTTGCTATTGATATAGAGAAGCCAGCGACCGCAGCACCTGCTTGAATATAAACTTGCGGGTCATTAACAAGTTGATCCCCTGATTCAGGCAGAGAGACGCCACCACCGACACTAAACTGTAACGTCCCAACGGCGTTCGCATCATAAGAGGTAACACCGATAGCCTCCCGTGGCGAGACCGGATTTATCGCTACATCCTGTATAACAGAATCACCATTATCATTTTGTACCAACAACGTTGTTGTGCCGTACTTTAGTATCGATGATTCTATGTTTGGCGTAACAATAACAATTTGTGTATCCGTCCATCCGGTGATTGTCGCTAACAGTGACAACGCACCCTGAACAAAACGAACTGATCCACCCGCCTGAATAGCACCCAGATTTTCACCCACGATGGTAATACTATCGCCCGTTGATACCGATGCCGTCGCAGACGAAATAACAGGAAGAGGGTTTCCGGCAGTGATACTGTCATTCCAATAAAACCCTTCGTTAACGACAACATTATTCCTTAGTAGGAATGATTCAGCCATTACACAACCCCCAACAACGAATTATCCGCAGTATCCAAATCGACACATATAAGCTCAAAAACTCCAGCTCTGTTATCCGTCTTTGTTGCTGGTGCTGTTCGATACAAAAGCATAAACACCGTATCACCCAGTGCTGACGATGATCCGAACTGAGCATTTGGCACTTCACAAATCCCGTTCGCAATCTCGGCTGACGAATAATCAACACCTAACTTTGTATCTAGCGATCTATCTGAGTATATTGCCGCTGTTAACCCAGAATCATCAGGAGCGGGGATACTTGGAGCGGAGAAAAGTGGCAACCTAAACCCGTAATTCACCGCCCCTGCCGTTGCAAAAGCTCCTGTGATTATATTTGAATCTTGCGCATTAGCATTCTGTACGATTGCAAAAACATAGTTAGTAGATAACGACAGCGTTCCCAAGAGTTCCTTGGTGAACGGACTTACACCCACAGCAACGCTACCAGCAAGAATGGCGGCGTCACCTTGTGCATCTAATCCATCTTTTATTTGTTGAACAGTGATACCAACCAAATCTGCAGCCGTAGCCGCTACAACAAAAAATGCAGTACCTGTCGCTTCGTTGGTAGTAGCCCCAAGCGTAACACCCGCCACAGACTGCCCAGATTTTGTAGGCACTGACAAAATAGGTGTTCCGGCTAACTCACCAATAACCTCAAAGGCAATCACTGAGGTGATTGGTGCTGCATCTGACTCCTGATAGGTTAGCGTATTAATTTCTGAATTCTGCGCAATATAATGCTGATTCGATGATCCCGATGCACCGGAATTAAATATGTGATCAATAATCGCCATCGCAGAACTAGCGCCTGTAAAAGCGCCAAGAGGAAGATCCCCCCCACCAGTAACAATCGCATAGGTTGAGTTTGCATTCGTTTCAAATGCTGGCAATGTTAGTGAGTATGATTGCGGAAATGTGTCAGAGCTTGTTTGTACGACTGGAACAGATAGCGCCGTGGCATTACCGGAAATTTCCATAAGGGTGAACGCAATCCCTTTCGTCGCATCATCATTTGATATGTCTGCCGTGAATGGGGCAGGAGACGCTCCCATTAATTTTGAAAACACATAGGTTCGCGCAGTTGTTAGCGCCCCAGTATCATAATTTTCAATCCAGTTATCTGCTAACAACGCCGCATGTGCCGCTGCATTATACGCATTATTGCTATTATGAAATGTCGCCGTTAGCGCCATCAGCGTATTGGCGGGTGGCGTATACGGAATACCTTTATCAACAGGAATAGGGGGGCTAGCCCAGACATCGTTATCACGTACTATTGTAAATAATTGAGACATTTTTTATTCCTTAACTGAAATCGTATACCGCTATTAACGGCTGCTTTGAATACGTCTGACCATTGGCTCCTGGATGGTAATCGGTATACGGTAAACTTAGGTATAACCGTTTATTAGGTTCATCCCAGGTCGGAGAGAACGGTGGGTTTTCACCACCACTAGGAATACCCGTTTGCCCCGCTCTGGGGAATATATCCGCCATATAACCCGACTCATAAGGAACAGGATCGTAAGTTTCAGACGCCTTAGCGATCTCATCTAAATCATATAAAAGATACTGGGTTCCAGTGTCCGCGCCATCATAAGTCTCATACCCAGCGGCCCCATCGCTTCCTGCCTTGTTAGCTATTCTGACGTAGTCTGCAGGGGCAGGATCGGTAGATGTCCACGCCACGCCAGCAGCATTCACATTCCCCTTGTAATATAATGTTCCGTTCTTGTCGGCGAAATCTGTTTTCGATCCATGCCAATTAAAATCATCCGAGTCCGGCAAAGGAGTAATACCTGCCCCCCTTCCAATAACCAAATAAGACCGCTTTTCAGGTACAACGATACCGAATGTGTGATTGCATTTTGACGTCATCAAACCATTATTCGACAACCCCAGATCACGACCCTTCTTAGTCCCGCCAAAATTTAGGCGGTCATCCTTTAACGGATTCGATAGGCTGTAATCTAAGTGGGCAGTAGAGGGAACAATGTCACCTGCCGATGCTGCAAATATCGCATCTCTATCTACAGAAAATAAACTCGGCCCCGCCGACTGTCGTGACACTATAGCGAGGCTCTGACCACTACCCATTAAATACTCACTACCTAATGTCGCAGCCCATTCAAACGTAGGCACTAACCACCCAGTAAGATGCTGCGCTCCTTGGATACCAAACTGACCAGTAATATTTGAGTTCGCAAGATCTGATGCATCATCTACGATCAGGCTAGTGGTTGTGTTCTCACCATTTCCATCATAGTAAATAGCCCCATTCACTAACAATTTACCATCGTAAAAATGCATGCTAGTCATTTGCAATTCATCGGGGTTATTAGGCCACCCCCCTTTGTCTGGCGCTCGATTAACCAAGCTGCCCGTAAAGCTCTGAATGGTCTCGGCAAAAGGCACCGTGGACACATCGTCCAAAGTGGTCTGTAATATTTCTGGCACTGCGAACTCAGCCACGTTGTAGCCACTATCAACTTGACCATCAACACCGTTCGCGCCGGAAGCAAACATTGTAGGAGCAACCCCAACGCCATTAGATTTAATGGCAATCACTCCCCGCCCATAATTGGCGTTGTATCGAAAAACCCCGACAAACTTACTCGTGAAATCAGTAAGCGTTGCCAGTGGTAACAAACTCGGATCAGGACTCCCGCCAGGTTTTTTTGAATTTAGAATAAGTCCGTCTTTTTTGGTGAAGGTTATTTTACTATTCGGATCTATATTAATTGTCATCGCTAAATCTCGTAGATTTTATCAACTGGTTGCCATTGCCAATTGATTTTCAAGAAAGAATGCATCAACCTTTTGAGTCGTATGAACGGTGAGATTATTGGTATTAGCACCGCCGTTATTATTCGTTGCATTTGAGATTTGATTTAACAAACCGCCTTTTGGCACTTTGTTAATGGCTTGTCTCTGTAGACTCGGTACGCTTGCCCGTATGGCGTCACGCTCATTCTTTGCGGTTACTGATAACGATTCACCGCCACCAATGTCTATACCAGGGATTAAGTTGATTTTGTCCACCAACCAATCCACACCGTCACCAATGATAGAAAAGAGATTCAACCCCGATAACCAATTTTTAAAATGCTCAAACCATTGCGGTATTTTGTCAAAGTTATCAATCATAAAACCGACAATTCCAGCAGCAGCCATTAACGGCGCAAATACAAAAGATAAAAACGCGTTGTTCTCGATGATGCCCTTGAACCACTGCCATTTTTCGGTTATCCAACCCATGGCCGTACCCCAATTAGAGGAAAGCCATACAAGACTGCCGACAAGTGACACAATACCTAGCACAATCCACGTAATAGGATTAAGTAGCAAAGCTGCTCCAAACTTTAACGCGCCCCAGGTGGCGGTTAGAAAGCCCATACTTAACGCTTTCAATGCCACTGCACCAATTCCCGCACCTATCGACGCCGCTTTCATTAGCAAAATAACACCACCTAAAATGGTCAAAAGAGAAATGGCAGCAACAATGCCAAGGACAGCCACTGTTGCCAAACCTATAACGCGGGTGATATTGGGAAACATCACAGACCAGCGTACAAGCGTTTCGGTGCCGTCCGCCATCAGATTCATTAACGGGTTTAATACAGGTAACAACGCAGTACCAATTTTAATTTTCACGGCTGTGATACCCGCGCCCATGCGATCCCAAGAATGTGTCATGTCATTTGCCATTTGTATGGCCTTATCCATTCCGGTCACATGATTCAGCTCATTGATGGAGTCAGCCAAACCATCGGTGTTTTTCATTAACAGCTTAATAAGTGAAACGGCTTCTCCCGTTCCAAACGCTTTCTTTAATACGTCGCCTTCTGCAACGGTATCAATCTCGCCAAATTTCCCTTTGATCGCGCCCAACACATCAACCATCGGCAATAACCGCCCATGGCTATCCGTGAACGATAGCCCCAGTGCATCCTGTGCTTTGCCCACACCGGATAAAAACGCCTTGTACTTGGTGCCAGCTTCACTGCCACTCATCGTGGCTTGTAGGGTACCCAAAATGGATAACTGCTCACCCAGGGCAACACCGTTACTTTGCGCCTCTGCCCCAAGGACACTAAACGCCGACGACATTTCAGCCCCCGTTGTTTTAAACATTTTTACAGCACTAGCGGTCTGTCCTGCCAATTGCTCTACCCACTGAGCCTTTCCCATCTCGTTAGCGGTTTCTTGAAAAATTCCATACATAGTGCCCATGTAATTGGTAATCGTTGCCACGTCCGATTTGGTGCCCTTAGCAAGCACCGCACTAGCGTTGGTAAATATCGAAAGGTCATCACCCGCCAAACCATCAATAGCACTTTGTATATCGTAACTGGCACTCACAAATTCAGCGGCGGATTCACCGTATTTAATGGAGTAGCGCAAACCAGCGTTTTCTAACTTTGATAACGTTTCATCAATAACACTCAGGCTCTTAACTTCACCCAGAGCCTCCTGCATTTCCTTTACAGGATCAAGCAAACCATCAAGTACACGACCAGCACCGGCTAAACCCGCCATACCAAAACCGATACGCAAAAAGCCAGCGGTGGTATGTCGGGTTAACTCGTCAATGTCCGCCATGATCTGGTTAACAGGCCCTGAGATCTGATTAATAAGACCCACAGTGAACATCAATTTTTCAAGCCGTGTACTCATGTTTAATTACTCCCGTTTAACGCTTGAGCAATACCGTTTGCGACGGCATCCTGCATCCTGTCCCAGTAGTTATTGTCCAGGTAAAGCGCTCTACCTAATGTTCGTTGGCTTAGCGGCTCATCTGGCAACCACTTTGCGGCCATGAGACAAAGCTGGTCGTATGCGTTATTTTCGATGCTATCCGCTAACGCTTGCGCTTTTTTGCAACAATCGCCAAATCGGGAACGTATTCATTGTAAACAGCCTGAAATATTTGCGTTTCTGATCCAGGGTTATCTTTTAATATCTGTCTCAAATCAGATTTGTTACTTTCATCAATCGTCAACATCAGGAAGTTATGCATAGTAGCCACTTTACTTTTTGCCGTAGCTAACTGATTCACACAATCGTTGTAGTCTGGTCGAGTCACATTGAACTTAAAATCACGATCCTCAATTTCAATTTCAATTGTTTGTGAATTCTTATCTTCAGTATCGTCTTTTTTATCGCTCATCATCATTTCCTTGTAGCGGTAGTTTTCTACCCAATAAATGTTCTGTTTTTAAACGCTCATACTCAGACTCGCGCTCTTCACGTTTGTGTTGAAAATGTTTGTAGGCCCAACTCATCCCGAACGTAGCCACCATGAAAAAACCACCCAAGAAGGACATCCATTGTTCTCCTGAAAAACCACCCAGAAAACCAAGTAAAGAAACAAGGTAACTGGCTATAGTCGTCTTCTCTGTCACATCAACACCTCAATTATCGTTGGGGCTTTCGATTACTTATCTTTTACCAGATTAATATGCATCGCGGTTTTTTCCTTACTGCCAAGACTTGACCCAAAGAAAAAACCAATAACTTGCTGTCGCTCTTGCAATAGGGATTGAATAATTGCCCCCACAATGTTTCCAAGGGCAACGGCAACAACTGAATCTTTGACAAACATAAGAACCAACACATCAACCAGTATCAAGAACACAACACCCAACAAATTAAAGCGCGTCACATGATCTGCAACCTTGTCCGCCATGGCGTTTTTCTTACCGTACATATCACGCGCACTAGCAACGTCCTCCAAAGCCAACGTTTTAAGTTCATGCTCATTATCTTTAAGATGAAGCTGCAATTTGTTGGCGAGCGACTGATCTTGCTCTATTTTCTTGATTGCATCTTCTGTCGTAGTAACACCTGCGACAACCTTAGCAATTCCAATAACGCTGTTTGCGGTTTTATCCCCAAACTCGTCACCAATTTTTTTACTAAACCAATCACCAAGACCCGTTGTTGTGATAAGTGTCCTAGCTAATGCAATTGCGGTTAGCGGCCCCATAATTCATCCTCAGTAAGTAACGTATAGGTAAAGCTGTTGCCATAGATAGACGCAGCCTTGTGGCATAACGCCATTAACAAATCAAAATCCAACGGATTGCTTAACACCTGACAACCCGCGCTCCACTTATCCACTTGGATTGATTCAGTGAAACTTGATGCACGATGGCAATTAATACCAAAGAGCCCTGTCTCCTCAATACCCTCAGACAATTCAGCATCGCCATCATTATCTCGAAAAACGGTAATCAAACGCTGTTGAACCAAGGCATCGTATTGATTTTTGTGCTTTCCAATTTTCCAAAGCCCAGGATATTGTCCAGGTTTAACAATTGCGGTACCGGATACGTTAATAGGATGCGTGCGCCAATACACTCCTGGATCGGTTGTCATCGGAAAGGTCATGGCTTGCTCAACACCATCAATCAAATACACTACATACAACGCATCATTAAAGGTATTGGCATAGGCATCCTGCGAACGAACCCCCACCAAATTCAAGTTATACTCACCATGATTAAAAAAGGTATATCCCATTTTATGCATAGCGGTTTGGATACGTTTAAACATAGTGCTCATCATCGATTCCTTTTTTCCAAATCGCCCTGGCAGTCAATACAGAGTTCAACGCCACCAATGGCTTGTCGTTTCTTTGGTATTGGGTCATCACATTCACTACAGTGCGTTTTGCTTTTTCGTGTGAAGTCTGATTTTTTAAGCTGCGCCTGCAATGCCGTTCTGTTGAGCGTTTGTTGCAGGTCACAGGCTGTGTCTATCTGATCTGTTGCCATGACTTAGATAAACTTCTCTGCAATTTCAGGGTTAACATAAGGAACGCCATTGATACGAACAAAGTCTGAGCCTGTCACATCGTAGGGCAACTTATGCGTCAACTTTTCACCACCACTTGCTTTAGCGGCAATCAGCCCCGAAATCTTAAATTTGCAATCGAACGCCTCGATCTTCAATTTCTCAGAAGAGGTGTCGCCATTAAATACCGTATCGAAAGTACCTAACTGTTGAAACGAACCCGCAGCTTCAGCAGCCTTCATGATTAAGTTGAAATTTGCCGTATCAACAACAAGTTCTCCCGACGCACCAACCTCACCAACAGTAAAACCATTGGGCACACCCTTTGTCTTTGATACGGCGGTGGCATCATCAATATCAAGTGATATGTCTTCAAAGTGGATCATTAGATCCCCCAACATAACGTCAATATCTCTGCCTGATAATTTTTGTCCCATCTCTTACACTCCAATATTTTTTAAATGCGTTCAAACCGCTTCTGAGGTCGATAAATCAAGAATGATATTGGCAACAATTTCTTTAGGCGAGTTAAACGGCGTCACCTTAAAAAATATCTGAACCTTTATTTTTGTTAACCACTGAATGGTTATGCTGTCATCCTTTGGCGTTTTTATATCACCTGGAAATTGGGTTCCCGAAAATTCAGTGCCTTTGCTCATTTCTCGCAAGGGGCGCATAAAGTAGGTTTTTGCCGATTCGATACTTGCAGGGGTTGAGTTGAAACTTCGATCACCCACTTTAGCAATGGACAAAATTCGAATTGCTCGTGCCGCTTTATCAACGACCCGCATGTTTTCAATAACCTGAAAATCCCCTGCAGGTACATCCAAGCAATTTGCATCGCCCCAGTACGTGCCGGGGTAATCGGTGTGAATGTAGGAACACGATAAACGCGCCGTATCCAATGCGGTCACGCTGGCAGAGGGAAGCGATACACCCGCACTATCAACAGGGATTGGCCCCAGCCCCGACAAAGAGCCCGTAGCCGTTCGCATTGGCGAATCTGCAACACTGACGCTGCGATTACACAAACGCCCCGCTAGCACGCCTAGATCATTACCATGAAGCAATGGAACACATACCACTCGCGGTGCAGCCACACCATTGGTAATAGCGGCTTGATCGGTGGCATACTCCGCCCATGTTTTATTGCCAGAATCAATCTCAGGTGTCGCGGTAATAATAATGATGCGTCGGCCCATGGTTGTTCTAATGGACTCCGCTTTTGTTTGCATATCATTCAACGCTACAGCGTTTATAGCTGGCGTACACAAAATAACTAACTCAGGAGAAACAACCGCCATGGCAGCATCAAGACTAATCTGCCAAGGGCTTAACCCATCAATTGGCATACACCATGCAAACCAATTCTCACCACCGTTATCTTTTGCGGCTTGTGCCTGTGTTTTTATCGCGCTATCGGCAACCCCCAGCATCACATCCAAATCACTTTGTGGATTCAATGATAAAATACTGTTTAAGTTGGTAGCACCAATACCAATAAATAATGCCTTACGTTCAATCTCAGGGAACGGGCCTTGCGATAAATTAAGACTGTTAACGGTGACTATAGGTTGTGCCATGATTTACGCCCTTTTTACTGGTTTCAGTATGTCTTCTAAAATTTCATCCACTAGCTCGGTAACATCACGCTCACTAGCCCCTAAAAAACTTCGCTTTGGTAACGGTATTGTCCAGCTCTTTTTGCTGGCTTCATCACGCAATACCCGTAACACCAAACCTGCCTGACCAATGGTCATTGTTTCTGTAATATGTTTTAGGCTCGGTTTTTTCCAACCCTTGCCTTTCTTTTTTCTAATTTTGTAACCCGCATCACGCAGAGACTTTGCTTGTTTGCGTGTTGCCGGAGCATCGTAATCTGGCTGTCCTTTTAAGCGCCTCATCTTTGCGCTAGTCATCACCTCATCAATACCTTCTTGATGGGCCTTTGCAATTTTTCCGGTTAGGGCATTGCTAAAGGTAATGTCCACTTTTTCAGGGCTGCTATAAACGGCAATACGTTTACTCATGCCCCTCAACATCTTCCGTTTACTTTTACCGCTTCGTTTTTCCCACGGCCTGCCATTAAGGTCTTTTTGTTCTCTTAATCGTTTACGGGATTTAACCCGAACCTTTCGCCCTACGCGTGCCAGCAATCGTTTTCGTTTTGCTGATGGCAACTTGAGTAGCGCTATCTGATTTTTAAGGCGTAAATCACCCGACTTACTAACTTTCGTGGACATACACCAAGTCCGGTGGTAATTCGGTGTTGTCGCCTACGGCTATTTCATCAACCACACTGATTTCAACCTCGCCTATGCTCCACGTTTTTCCGTTAAAGGTAATATCACCATCAGGGTCTTCTACCATTTCAACGTCTTCTATAAAGTTGATAGAGATTTCAACATCAGCAACCCCGTTTGCACCAACATCAACATCAATGCTTGGATTAGGTAGCTCGTCCCTATCTCTACACGGATCGTTATCCATCAACCAGGTGACAACATGCACGCACAACGTATCGGCGTTACCCGTGTACTCTTCAATCGAAAAAAACGCATTGTAGTTAAGGCGAAAGATCAACAAACCATGCCCTTGATTCTTACCTGACATTTGAAGTTCACCGTCCTGCATCCAGCTATCAAACTGGTTAGCGGATACCATGTCTTTGTCTAACAAGAACGCCGTTAACGCTTCTAGTTTTTTAGTCGCCATTACAACAATTCCACACTGATCGTTGTTTTTCGCCCCAGCAACCGCCTAACGGCCTTGCTACTGCGTGTTTTCCAGTGCGTGTCTATTGGCTCGATGTCCGTTGTAATATTCAACGCGGAGTCTTTACGGTTTATGCTGGCAAACTCAGCAATCAGTAACGCTTTTGCATAACAGAACACCGCCTCTTTATAACGAATAATCAGAATGCTAATACCGTTAACTTCTTTTGAAGTAACCGCCTCTAACGTTCCAAAACCTTCTAATATCCACAACGCTTGCTGTTCTTCTAGCTGTTCATTGATTCGCACAATGGATATTAAAAGTTTATCGGTAACGGTTTCTTGTTCGTATTTTGTGGGGATTCTGTAATCACGCTGAAAATCACCCAATACCACGTCAGGGAAAAACCCGTCATTGGTGATCGGAGTGTTCAAGTACGTTTCAGATTTTCCCGTAAATCCAGACATCATCATTTCCACAAAATACTAGAATAGGTGTGGCGCTGAGCTGACTAGAAGAATGACTGCAATAAAGAGTCAAATTCACACCAGTCAGGCCACCTCGCGGGGAGCCTTTTTAATCGTTTTGTTTTTTCAATTTTGTGACACATTCAGCGTGCTTGGTTTTTACCCCGTGCCCTTTGGGGTTCACCTTCATACACATCTCATACCATTCAACCGCTTTCTGATATTCACCTTCACGCTGTGAAATCATTCCAGCAATGCGATAACATTTACTATCAACAATCATTTGTGAAACAGACCATTCACCTGAAACGATCATGTCTAGCACTTCATCAAAGTAAGGGCTTGAACTTAACTCTTTCTCATATTGCAATTCCGCCCACGTACAAACGGTTTCAACAACATACGTTACCAAATCACGCTTGAATCGTTCAGGCATCGATTGATTTTGCTCGATAGCAACAAACGCGAACTGTAAGGCGCACTCAATGTCTTCAACATCAAGTAACCAAATGATCATGGTCACCAAAACTTCGTTTTTGAAATTTTCTTCGTTGTCGATGTAGTCTTGGATAAATCCCTTATAAATCGGGACAAGTGCTTTTTTAAGTTCTATTTTTTCAGGGATAGAACGGCCTTTTAATAAATCAAGATTTGCCTTGAGCGAAATTAACGCCGTTGGGTAATCACTCCCCAGCACTTCGGGTGAATCCGGTGGAGAATCCGCATCGCGCTCAAGCAGCAATTTATCTGCTTGTGCTTTTACTGCCTTGAGTGCTAGTGCTTTTTTTACTCGCGCCTTGTGTTTCATTGCTGGGGATTGATACATACAGTAACCTAAAAAATAATGATTCGATTTAGTGCCCACAGCTAACTCAGTGGGCACCATTTAACTGATGAGCGTTATACCCAGGCATCACCAGACCAGAATTTGACGTTGGCAAATTCAATCGCACCCGTTTTCTCGACATCCTCCACCACATACGCCTCGTTAGTAGAGTTGTAATGCTCCACACGGCTACGCTTTGGATTATCAATTACATGCTGTCGAATGGTGCCTTGCTGATGGTAGATAGACAGATTTTTAAAACTGGTAACCAAAATCCCTGTCGATGGAAAAAATGGAATCTGGTGTGTTGGTAACCCTGCATAGGTTCGGGTAATGCTGGCCAACTCAATCTTTTCTTTCTCAGTGGGTGTTTGTCCTTGCGCCTGATAAAGCTGCGCTTTATCCATTGAGGTTAAATCATCCCCGACAATAGCCACAAGATCACCTGCCTGTCGATGCAGCGGGTGAACTAATTGCTTAACATCCTGCACCATAGCGTCCAGATTGGGATAGTCAGCACCCGCACCTTCACCGATGCGAATCTCATCAGCGACTTCGCCCTGACTCATCATCTGTGAACCACCGTTGTAGGCGCGAATATGTTGCAACCAACCGATGTTGGTATCCTCGCCCAACGGGTTCGCGCCACTATTTGTCACGGCGGCAGCAGTAAGTCCATGCCACCCCGTTCGAATGCTAGAATGAGCCTGTGCTAATCGCACATACCCCATAAACTTCTCATGCAAGTTAGGGAATTTTGCCCATGCGTCAATGGTGGCGTATTTCATATGAACATCGTATTCAGTAAAAACACACTTATATCCATGGGGATCTAAGTTCAGTGGATCACTGGTTTGACGATCATTATTGGTGGTATCCGTTCGCTTACCAGGAGCGCCCGTTACTGAACCTAGTATTTTTTCACCTTCCATTTCATCAACAGGAACAATATTTATTTGTTGTAAAAAGGCGATTGATTCAACAATTTTATCCATTAAGCGTTGCTCAATGGTAGGTGTTGCCGCGAAGTTTTCAGCAACACTCGGCACACCGTACGTGAGGGCCATCGCAGCAGTCATGGCATTAAATTTTAATCGCGTGGCGTTACGCATATTCTTTCTCCGGCTATCTTCAATAATAAATTAGGTGGTTTTATTCAACGGTAAACGTGTGGTTAACTAGATAACCTCTGGGTGTTCTGCATCACCACCACGACCATCACCAGGAGGGGTTTCATCACCCGCTGGATTTTTCTGCAATGCTTCAAACTTGTCGTTTAAAGCGGTAAAGTTTTCTTGAAGCGTTTTGTGGCTATCCTCTAGCACTTTGTATTGCTTGTTTTCTTCACTTTCTGGAGGCGTATCGTCATCAACTGAACCGCCTTCATTACCCGCGATTGCCGTTTGTAACGCGGTAAACTGTGGCTCTAGTGCCTGACTGAATGCTAATGCGAGTGCGGTTATTTCTTCTGGCTTCATGGTTTCGTCTTCCGGTTCATTGGTTGATTTTTTACGATTAAAATATTTATTTAGAAATCCCTCTTTCTCTTCTTCTATACATTGAGTGAGGTCAAACTTGTGGCCATCGAAATAACCAATTGATGCACTATCACCAAAGTCATTAGACTTGATACCAGAAAAACGCATCTCATCCGTTCCTGCACTTGCGGGGCTATCCGTTGCACCAAGGCCACCTAAATAAAAGTGATCTTTGTTTCTGAAATTTTTAATAACTTCAATAGACGAGTAAGAATACTGTCCCTGTCTATTTGCGTTGATGAGCGTGTCACTGGGGGCCAAAATAGCGAACAACTGCACTTCATCTTCAAGCCCTGGCTCTGTCGCTTTCTCTACTTTAAGCGCCAGCACTTTACCCGCGCTATACCAACGTGAATGATCAGGCCAAATTTTTGCGGTGTACAATTTGGCGCTGTAATGTTGCGCCATATCGTTTAACCATTCTTTTTCAATTATCCGTCCACTATCATCAACCGTTGCACCACTTGTCGCTATACATAACCATCCGGTTTTTAACTGTGTCGCCATGATCAATCCGTTTGTAAGTTTTCAGTGTTTGTTTGCATCGCTGCTTGATGAAACGAAATTTACGCCGGATTTTTGAATCATTCAAAGGAAACAATTCCTATAAATTCCTATTTTTGCATTCTAGGAATTTCCAGGAATTAATTAACGCGGTTTGCTAAAAAAAACACCGTATTATTCTGTTATGCCAAATTACCCACCCGAAATAATAGAATCTGCAAAGCTTCTCTATTTAAAAAAATGGTCTCCAAACGAGATACAGAAGCAACTCGGCCTTAACAATGCGCGAGTGGTTTACCAGTGGGCTCAAAAAGGCGCATGGACACAACTTCTACAGCATGAAACCGTTGAGCAAGCAATCACGCGTCGACTAATAGCGCTTGCAGAAAAGGACAACAAAGACGAATTTGATTTAAACGAGATGGATCGACTGATAAACCAGCTCGATAAGTTCGCCAACATTGAACTCAAGAAAGCCCGAACTAAAAAAGAAGTAGCACGCGCAAAATCAGAACAGGACGGTGGCGGTGGGGAACGCTCCAAAGGTAATAGACGTTCCAAAGGTAATAGTAAGCGTAAAGCTAACGACATATCACACATTACAAAAGAACAGCTCGCAGAGATTAGAGAAGAGTTGTTTTATTCCTACCAGCACAAATGGCATGAAAACAAATTTCAACGCACACGATTTATATTAAAGTCTCGACAGATTGGGGCCACGTATTATTTTGCATGGGAGGCACTAGAGGACGCCATTCTAACGGGTGAAAATCAGGTGTTCTTGTCTGCCTCCCGCTCACAAGCTGAAATATTCAAAGCTTACATTATCGCTTTCGGTGTTAAGTATCTTGATGCTGAATTTAAAGGTGAGGTGATCACTCTAAGTAACGGCGCTGAACTTCGATTTATGTCGACAAGTGCCAGATCTGCCAACGGATACCACGGGCACTTGTATATTGATGAAGTGTTTTGGATACCTGACTTCCTAAAATTAAACAAAGTAGCCAGCGGTATTGCTGCACACAAAAAATGGCGTAAAACCTATTTCTCTACACCATCCGTTAAATCTCATGGTGCCTACACACTTTGGACGGGTGAAAAATACAACGATAAACGCGTAAGAAAAGTAGAGTTTGAATTATCCCACAAAAAGCTCAAAGACGGATTACTCGGTCAAGACAAGATATGGCGCAACGTTATCACCGTTAAGGAAGCACAAAAACAAGGGTGTGACCTATTTGATATTGACGAATTAATCGATGAATACAGTGAAGCGGAATTTAACAACCTCTTTATGTGCGCCTTTATGGAGGCGGGTTTATCGGTCTTCAAACTCGATGATCTGTTTAAGTGTGCCGTAGATAGTAACGTTACCTGGGTAGACTTCAAGCGTAAACAATTACGTCCCTATGGAAACCTTCCGGTATGGATTGGTTACGATCCAGCACGTAGAGGGGATAAATCCACCGTGGTTGTGATTGCCCCACCCCTTAAAGAAGGGGGGAAGTTTAGAGTACTTGAAAAAATCAATTTGCGTGGAAGCTTCCCATTCCAAGCGAACCGCATAGAAGAATTGACCATAAAATACAACGTTGTCTTCATTGGCGTAGATACAACAGGCCCAGGGTTAGGTGTTTTCGATATGGTACAAAAATTCTTTAGGCGGGCAACGGCGATTCATTACAGCTTAGAAACAAAAACACAACTCGTACTAAAAGCTATGGACGTTATCGAGAGTGGCAGAATTGAATGGGATGCTGAACACACAGAGATCCCACACGCATTCCTACAAGTACAGCAAACCACAACAGGGCAAGACAAAATCACCTACATCGCAGACCGTACCAGTGAAACAGGTCATGCCGATGTGGCATTTTCAATCATGCACGCGCTGAGTAATGAGGCGTTAAGCGGTAAGAAACGCAAAGCATCCGTAGGCTTTTAATAAGAGAGAGTTTCATGTCAACACTGTCACAACGAGTTTTTAAAACCGTGTCAAATATCGCTTTTAATGTCATTGGAAGTACTCCCACGCAGCGTCAAACCAAAAGCCGATCGCAACGTGGCCCAATGGCCTTTAATTTTGGCGATCCAGAACCCGTATTGGGTAACATCATCACCAATTATCTCGGGGTTTTTTCGGACTCTGGCAGTGATTACTACAACCCGCCCGTATCTCTGCAAGGGCTTGCCAACATTAAGTCAGCCAATGCTCACCATGAAACCGCATTGCATTTTAAGCGCAATATGATTCTCAAGTGGTATAACGACAACACACTGTTACCCCGTAAAGAATTTGGCCCCGCTGTGTTTGATCGTTTTGTTTTTGGTAACTGCTATTTCCAAAAAATCTACAATGCCTTTGACCAAGTGGTACAGCTACGACATTTACCCGCCATGTATATGCGGAAAATGAAAGAGGCAAAACAGTATTGCCAATTGCAATCAAATGGTGCTGACAAAATCGTTTACAAGATTGATGAGGTTATTCACCTAAAAGACTACGACATCAAACAACAGATTTACGGAATGCCTGAATATATCGGAGGGATTCAATCCATATTATTGAATGAAAGCGCGACATTATTTCGTCGTAAGTATTATGAGAACGGCGCACACATGGGGTACATCTTTTATACCGCTGATGCGGATTTTGAAGATGAAGACGAAAAAGCGCTAAAGGAACAAATTGCAAACAGCAAAGGTGCGGGTAATTTCCGGTCTATGTTTTTGAACATTCCAGGCGGCAAACCTGACAGCGTGAAGATAATCCCCGTTGGT